CTAAATGACTAATTTTTTCCAGTCAAGCCCGCGATCATCCCTGTACTGTTCACTCATTGCATCTGTGCTGTGACCTAAAAGTGTTTTAACATCGACTCCCTGTTCTTTATAAAGGCGTGAAGACAGTGAGCGTTGTTCATGGAAGGAGGCTGGAGTGGTACCTTTTGGCCAGTTGATTTTGGCCTCGTTCCTTGCCTCCATAAACATACGCGTAATAGTTCCCTCAGTAACAGGATCTCCGGCATCGATGGTTGAGTGCTTTCTGACGTGGTGAAGCAGATAAGGGCTGATGACACGATCCCTGCATCGCGCGATTACTTCAGAAAGAGATAAGCCTATCGCTTCGCAGCGTAGTGTTAATGGTAAAGCAATTTTTGCACCGGTCTTATTTTGTATTATGTGTAGGTACCCATCCCAAACATCTGAAAATTTAAGATCGACTAGATCACCGCGACGCTGGCCAGTTAATAAGGCAAGTAGCATAGAGTTTTGTAAGCAAGGGGCATATTTTTCAGCCGACTTATATATTAAGTTCCATTGCTCCAGCGTCATTCGGCTGCGCTGAACTTTAGCAATTGGGTTTTTAACGGCGAGGGCAGGGTTATAACCTGGCGGCACCTCCCCCGCATGCTGAGCTTCCTTAAATATGTCTATTAAAACCGCTCTCATTAATTGTCCCATGCGAGCTTTTCCGCTCGATTTATATTCATCAATGATTGTTGCTATGATTTTTGTGTCAACGTCGACCAGACGTAAATGTGATGCTCTCTTTTCAAAGATTAATGCGCATGATTTTCGACTTTTTAGGGTGCTGCTAGATAGTTCTTTATTGTCGACTCGTTCCTGTTGGATTTCGTTATATCGTTTGATCCAGCTATTAACTCTAATTCCCGGTTCTTTCTTTGTGTTTGCTTTTATTGCCATATCAATAAGCGCGTAGGACTGCTGCGTTTCTTGTTCAGCTATAATCCTGTTCATTTCCATTGCTGCGGCCTTCGCGGCGTCAGCATCCAGCCCGAACCCGACGAAAACGCCAGTGACTGGATGTCTGTACTGCCAGTAGATTTTTGAGGTTCTTTTATCTAACTTGCAGTACAGGTTAGGTATATCAATATTGTGTTTTCTGGGACGGGCAGCCATTGAGAGCTTTCTCCACTAACTGGCGGGCCTGATCTGAAATACCTGAAGTTATCTCAACCCTGCCTACCAAACCTATAAACCGAGCATCTTCGTCCACAACCCACCGGCGGCCCTGCTTTATTGCTGGTGGGTAGGTTTGCCTGGTCTTAGCGATCTTATGCAGTGCCGCGCGACTGATCGGCTCTTTAAAACCGTTAGGGCCAGATGCCCATTCATTGATAGCAACAAGCTGTCCCATTGTTACCTCTCCACTTTACCGGCTGCACCCGGTCACTCTTTAAAAATACAGGTCCCGCAACCATTGCGGGCCCAGTCAAAACAAAGACCACAGTAATCTACTTTTTTGGTCGCTTCCTCTCCTTGCATGCCTGCGCACTGCTAAAGACGTCATCACGCATAATTCGCCACATTTGCAGTAACCCTTCGCGCACGTTCGGAATGTCACAATATTCACGAAATGCGCGTTCCATTGTTTCAAGAGAAGGCTCACCTTTCTTCGCACCATCGAGCACATTGACCAGTGCCGCCTTCTCAGCCACGAGAGTGTTACGAATGTTCAACGACTCGCCTAATGCCACCTGAGTTACATCCAAACGTGATGCCAACTCAGTGACGAGCTCCCCAGAGGCTTTCGGAAGGTAACGTGCTGCATGATGTGCAGCTCCAATAAGCTGTTTCGTTGTTAATCGGGCCGATGCTTTATCTGTTAAATCTAGTTTATGTAATTTCTTATTCACGCTTGTTCTCCGTTATTACGCGCTGCACCGCGCCTGAATTTTGGTTGAGCGAATCCCTCGCCGGAGGCGATGATTTATTTAACTTCGCTTCACTAAATGCCCCTTTCCGGGGCATTTAAGGCAACGTAATTAAGCGCTGAACGTACCGATAAAGGTTTCAACCTGGCTGTCTTTGAACTTCCCGACCAGCAGATCACGGAATTCGGCGGCCATTTCTTCCTGTTGGGCTTCCAGCTGCACGATGCGAAGCACCAGAATCGGACGGTCGCCGCCGAGGATGCTCAGGCGCAGCTTAAAGCGACGTTCGGCCAGGCCTTCAAACGGCACACACTTAAATTCGAAAGCCACCGGCATGATGTCCTGTGTTTTCGCTTCAACGCTTTCCATCAGCGAACGCTTACCGCTGAAATCGTTATCTTCAAAATCAGCTTTCTGAATGGATTCGATAGTGATTTTGCGAACAGCAGCCGCCGATTTTTTGGCGTCGATCACCTGCCCGTCAGAATCAAAGCCGGTCAGGTATTCGGACCAGTCTTCGAGCCATTCAGCCAGTTCTTTCTGACTGTGACGATCACCGTTAATGTCGAGCAGAGCGGAGAACGGCGCTGTTTTCTTCAGGATCAGGCGCGCGGTGTTATCGGCGTGCCCTGGATTGGACAGAGTGCCCAGGTTGAAGATGGCGATCGCAAGCATATCGTCAGCATTGATAAAGCAGCGGGTACCTTCAGCAGCGTAACCAGTGGAATAGGTAACGAAATCTTCGATGCTGTTGGTCTGCATTTTGCCGCGAAAACGGAAACGCTCCAGGGAAAGGTGCTCAAGGGTTTGAACGTTCACACCCGCAGGTACCGCCGCAGCCGGGCAGTCAGCGCCAGCCAGTTTTTGTTCAAGCAACTGGAACAGTGTCATCTCGCGAATTTTTTCGATAGCCGATGCATCTAAAGAATGGGACATGGTTTTTCCTTAAGAAAAATTGATGAATTGATTACTGCTGGGCGCGCAGTTTCGCGTCGGCGTCACCAGCGAGGGTGAACAACTGGCCCTGATCTTCCTGAAGGATGGTCAGCTTGCCGCCACGGTTCACGTACATGGGGGTTTCGGTGGTGTCCTCTTCCGAGGATTTGCCACGCGGGGTAGGGCGCACATAGGAAAGCTTGTGCTTGATGTTTACTCGCTTCTCTTCGACCGAGTTGCTCATGCGGTCAATTTCAAACGTCAGGGTTACTTTTCCCTTCTGCCCGTTGTTCAGGACGCCAAAAGCTACTTCACTCAGCGCGGCGGCGATTTTGTTCTCGAACACCCCGCCATCCAGCTCGCCCAGAAAATCCGGGACTTTGGTTAAACGTTCATTACTCATCGGTTTTACCCTCAGAAAGGCGGCTGCCACCGCCGGTTAGTTTCTCCACACAACACAAAAGAGCACCTGCGGCTGCAACCGCCCGGACGGATTGGGGAATGAGCCCGTCATCCGGCGATGCTCTTGTGTGTTGCGTAAAAAAGTGCGGCGCCCTCGCGGAAAATAAAAAAGGCTCAGACGCCGCCAACTACTGCCTACTACCACGCTTGCTGTTTTTACCGTTTCGACTGTGAAGTACCTTTGCCAACCGGAACAGAACTAGGACTTTTGGTATTTCCCAAACACAAGGATTTAATTAATCTGTTAACTCGCTGTTAACATAAGGACTTAACATGTCAAAAACGGACGATATTCCGGTCTTTCCTGTTACTGGTTGGCAAGCTAAGCCGTTGCCTGGCTACGATGCGCTTGCTATGAAATTCGAGTTCATACCTTCACTTTTGCAACCAATTGAATCACCGAGGGAAACGCAATTCTTCGCTCTTACTCCGGAAATGGCCGAGAGCCTGATTTCTGAGCTACAAAAGCATATTGAGAGTTTGAGAAAGCCCAATGTCGGTAGTCCGTTTAAGAGCAGGCACTGACAGATAATGGCTTTGTTAACTCACTCTCCCCAAAGCGCCTGAAGTTAATGGCGCTTTTGTCTTTTTGAACCGATATGTAAATTCCCAACGTTCCGCGAATCATCCAGTCATTCATACGCCACCGGCGGCTACTTCATGGGCGTCCTGCCTATTCGCTGTTGATGGATTTAATGTAGGATATCTTACCTTTCGGTGTCAATATCAAAAGTAGGAAAACTTACATTTAGGGGCGAAAAAAAGCCGCAGAACGCGGCTTAGTACGAAAGGGTTAGAGATCTGTGACAACCTGTTTTACGACGCCCACTAATCTGCAGTTGCCGTTGACCTCAAGCACTCGATAGTTGGGATTGAGTGGAACGAGATACTTAAGAGGGCCATCAATAACAAACTTTTTTAACGTTGCTTCCGTTGATCCGTCAATCCTTGCCACAACAATCCGTCCGTTTACTTCGTAAGGGCTGCCGTAGTCTGGATCAACGATGACAAGAGACCCCTCTGGAATACTGGGGGCTCCATTCGGATTAGTCATTGAGTCACCACGAACGCGTAATGCAAAGCCTTCATCAGAGATGCTGGCTGTAGTGAATATCCATTCGTGGATATCATCTTGAGTTACAGACATTCCGGACTCAGTCCACTCACCAGCTTGCACCCACGACAAGACAGGGATCTGCTTAACTCCAAATTTATCTGTTGGTCGCATGACTGGTGCGTCACTTTCTGGATCTCCAGCACCATCAATGAGCCATTGCGGGTTGCATTTTAAAGCAGCGGCAAGCGCCTGAAGGTTTGAGCCGCCAGGTGCATAATCACCAGATTCCCATCCAGTTACTGTTACTCGATTAACGCCGACAAGTTTCCCTAAAACAGCCTGAGTTAACTTCAGCTCTTTTCGGCGCGTACGGATGCGATCATTCATTTTCATGTAGGCAATCCTACCATCTTTTGAGGTAGGAGTCCTTGACCTCCATATGTAAGATATCCTACTATCGCAGTGTTCCCAATAACTACATGAGAGGGCTGTATGAACAAAGATGAAGTGCTTTCCTACTTTGGTGGCGTAAGCAATTTGGCAAGGATTTTAGGTATTTCTCACGCATCTGTTTCTGGCTGGGGAAACGTCATTCCTAAAGGCCGAGCTTTTGAAATCCAGACCATAACGAAAGGCGCGTTAAAAGTTGAGCCCGCACTTTACTCAAAGCCTAACGAGACGGCGGCGTAACAGTAACCACAGTAAGAAGGGTTTAACCGTGGATAACAAACACTGGCAAGTAGAAAAGCAGCCCGCCTGGCTGGTGGCTGCAATCAAAAAGACGATCTCAAGCCTGCCCGGTGGCTATGCCGAAGCGGCTGAATGGCTGGGCGTAACCGAGAACGCATTGTTCAACCGACTGCGCACAGACGGCGATCAGATCTTCCCGATGGGCTGGGCGATGGTTCTTCAGCAGGCCAGCGGTACCAAGCATATAGCCGACGCAGTTTCACGCCAGTCGAACAGCGTGAACGTGCCGCTGGTGGAAATAGAGCAGGTTGATAACGCCGACATTAACGATCGCCTGATGGAATCCATCGAGTGGATTGGTCGTCACTCGCAGTTCGTCCGCAAAGCGACAGAGGACGGGGTGATTGACCAGGCAGAACGGGAACAGATCGAAGAGAACAGCTATCAGGTCATGACGAAGTGGCAGGAGCATTTAACGCTGCTGTATCGCGTTTTCTGTACGCCAGAAAAGAGTGACGCCCGCGAGTGTGCAGCTCCGGGCGCCGTGGCGTGTCGTAATCAGTGGAGAACTAACGCATGAACAGTTTAACAACACAGTACCGCCGCTCGCAACTCATTGCGTTGCCTATGCCTGGTGGCCGCGAGCCGGTTCCGTTTTGCTATGCAGTTAATGTACCAGGGGATCGTGAAATTGTAACCCACGAGTTTGCAGAGTGGGCTGTGGGGGACTGGCGAGAGGAGGCGGCTGCGCAAGTATGCACGAACTTAACAGGTGGTTCCGCGATCACTACGGCGTGCCCGTCAAAGTTATCCGCTGGGAGCCAGAAACCCGCCGCGTTATCTATCTGCGGGAAGGTTACGATCACGGGGAGTGTTTCAGTCCGCTCGAGCAATTCCAGCGCAAGTTCAGGGAAATAGAGGGCGATCATGAGCACTAAATTAAGCAGCTATGTGTGGGACGGCTGCGCGGCGTCGGGGATGAAATTATCCAGTGTGGCCATCATGGCGCGCCTGGCTGATTTCAGCAGCGACGAGGGCGTGTGCTGGCCTTCGATAGAGACCATTGCGCGCCAGCTCGGTGCCGGGCCAAGCACTGTCCGTACGGCGATCGCCAAACTGGAGAAAGACGGCTGGCTTTCACGTACTCAGCGCCGCCAGGGCAACCGCAACGCCTCCAATATTTACCAGCTTAATGTGGCAAAGCTTCAGGCGGCCGCATTGTCTCACCTGTCAGATTCTGACACGTCAAAATCTGACGCATCAAAATCTGACCCGTCAAAATTTGAGGCATCAGAATCCAGCAAAAACGGCGGTTTTGACCCGTCAGAATCTGGCGGGGATCCGTCAGTAAATTCAAAACATGATCCATCAGATAAAAAACCTTTCTGTCAGGTTGCTGAGCAACCCGACCCTGCCGTGGTAATCACTGACCAGGCGAAACAGGTTTTATCTCACCTGAACAAGACCACCGGATCCCGGTACCAGGTCTGCAAATCATCTCTGGAAAACATCCGTGCCCGCCTGGCGGATGGATTTACACCTGAAGAACTGGTGCTTGTTGTGGATTACAGCGTCGAGAAGTGGGGCTCTGATCTGAAAATGGCAGAGTACCTCCGTCCGTCAACACTCTTCCTGCCGGGTAAGTTCCCGGGCTATCTGCAGTCGGCGAGCAAGTGGGATTCCGCCGGACGCCCGGCACGCGATACATGGGGCCAGCGCAGCAAGCTTCCTGATTCAGCGGTGTTCCGTTCGAGTCACCAGGACGTGGCGTACACCATTCCGGAGGGGTTCCGCGGATGAGCATCGCATCGAAAGTTTTGCAGTATGTCATTGAGAACCCGGGCTGCAATTATCGCGATATTGCCAAAGCCATGCCGGGAACCAACACCAGCACTATCAATCGCTGCCTTGGCCGTTTTTATGAAGAGGGGAAGTTACGCCGGGATTTTCAGGAATCGACGCTGACTTACTACCCGTCTAACCAAACTCCGGCAGAAACGCTTTCAGATGAAGACCTCCGGACACTGACCGGGCTGGAAAACCGGGCGCAGCAGCTGGAAGCACAGGGACTTTATTTCCGCGCCGCATCGGTCTGGCTTAAAGCGTTTGATATGGCGATTAATAGTACAGATCGGAATCGTTATGTTTCGCGCCGGGCCTTGTGCCTCAGGCATGCAGGAAATTTTATGACACCAGAAGGGCGGTGCTATCTCGCTGGCCGTTATGTAGGGGAAGAATAATGCCAAATAAATACTGCCGTGAGCTTGCCGAATTGCGAAGCCAGCCGGTTCACGAACTGAAGGAAGTTGGCGATCAGTGGCGTACACCTGAAAACATCTTCTGGGGTATCAATGCGATGTTTGGCCCACTGGTGCTGGACCTGTTCAGCGATGGTGAGAACAGCAAATGCGAAGCGTATTACACCGCCGAGGATAACGCACTGACGCAGGACTGGTCCGCGCGCCTTGCAGAGCTTAATGGCGCCGCGTTCGGTAATCCTCCCTACAGCCGCTCCAGCCAGCATGAAGATCAGTACATCACCGGCATGCGTTACATCATGCAGCACGCCAGCGCGATGCGCGAGAAAGGTGGTCGTTATGTTTTCCTGATTAAGGCTGCTACCAGTGAGGTGTGGTGGCCGGAGGACGCCGATCACATCGCGTTTATACGCGGGCGTATCGGTTTCGATCTGCCGACGTGGTTTGTCCCGAAGGATGAAAAGCAGGTGCCGTCCGGTGCGTTCTTTGCCGGTGCTGTTGCTGTTTTCGATAAGAACTGGCGCGGCCCGGCTATGAGTTATGTCAGCCGCAAGGATCTGGAAGCTCGCGGTGATGCATTCCTGTCGCAGATCCGCCGTGAAGCTGAGCGGCTCGCCGGGCTGTTAGCACCACAAAAAGAACCGCAAATTATTCCTGAAATTATTCCGGAAGCCGTCGGGCCTGTCGAAGATTACCCGCCATCTTCAGCTGAACCGGAAATCCCACTGACCAAAAACGACATTATAGAGAAAAGCGGATTTAACTTCTGGGCGTGTGCATGTGCCGCGTTCGGCGACAAAGAAGAATACACGTTCTCCGAATCCCGATTCGCGCATACCTGGGCAGCTGATTCAGTAGCAAATCCTGAATTTATCATCGTACCGACGGAAACGATCGGCAAAGCACTGGCTCTGATTAAAGAGAATGCCGATCAGCAGCAGGTTATCGCCTGGCTGGATCAGCAGAGCTTTGAACATGACGGCATCCGTAATGACATGCAGGACCGGCTGTTGATACTGGCATCAGAGGTTATTGCCGAATATGGCCTTACCGCAGCAGATATTACGCAGACACTGGAATCCCTTCCCAGCCATCACTGGCACAATATTCGCTCCCTGCGGATTCGCTTCCGGCTACTGATGGAAGCGCGAAAAGCGGAGGCATCAGCATGCTGAAACTGACAGTGCGGCAACAGGAAGTTTTAGATCTGATTATCGATTACGTCGCCGATCACGGGTTCCCGCCAACCATTTATGAGCTGGCTGGCCTGATGGGCTGCCGTTCGCCGAATGCGGCTAACGATCACCTCCGTGCGCTGCAGCGTAAGGGTGCCATCACCATTCATCCGGGAGTATCCCGGGGTATCTCGGTTAACGGTCAGAGTGCAGAGGATGAGGCAGTTACTCTGGTTCGTTCGCTGCTTAATGGAGATGAGTATGCCAGGGAAAATGCCGTCGCGTTTCTCGAAATGCGTGGGGTTGAGCTATGAAGCTGACCCTGCCATTTCCGCCGAGCGTAAACACTTACTGGCGCGCCCCGAACAGGGGGCCGCTGGCTGGTCGCCACCTTATCAGCGCTGCCGGGCGTAAATATCAGAGTGACGCTTGTGCTGCCATCATCGAGCAATTGCGTCGACTGCCGAAACCGTCCACCACACCCGCAGCAGTCGCAATAATCCTTTTCCCTCCGGATCAGCGCCGCCGTGATCTGGACAACTACAACAAAGCGCTTTTTGACGCGTTAACACATGCGGGCGTCTGGGAGGACGACAGCCAGGTAAAACGCATGCTGGTGGAGTGGGGGCCTGTGGTACCGAAGGGCAAAGTAGAAATCACAATCAGTACATTCAACCCGGCGGGTGCAGCCGCCTGAACAGTGGAGAACAGCATGCAACAGTTAATGGTTATTGATGGGTTAACAGTTCGTCGCGACAGTCAGGGGCGCTACTGCCTTAACGATCTGCACCACGCAGCTGGTGGAGAGGACCGGCACAAGCCGGGTAACTTTCTGCGGATGGAGTCAACCCGGGAGCTTTGCGCGGAAATTGACCGTTGCTCAGATGTGAGCATCGGTTGTATCGAGTCGATTCGCGGCGGCGCAGCGCAGGGAACGTATGTTTCCCGCGAAGTGGTGTTTGCTTATGCCATGTGGATCAGCCCCGTATTTAACCTGAAGGTGATCCGCACGTTTGACGCGGCGGTAAATCTACCCCAGAAAATCAGCCCCAGCCAGGCGGCTGACAAGGTGCAGGCGGGGGTGATCCTGCTCGGCTTTATGCGCAAAGAGCTGAACCTGTCGAATTCCTCAGTGCTGGGCGCCTGCCAGAAGCTACAGGAAGCGGTCGGGCTGCCGAACCTGGCACCGCAATATGCCATCGATGCACCGGCAGATGCTCAGGACGGGAGCAGCAGGCCAACGCAGTCTCTCAGCGCGTTGCTGAAAGCCAATAGTATTCGCCTGACCGCCAACCAGGTTTATCACCAGCTGGCAAAGCTGGGCATTGTTGAACAGAAAACGCGCCAGAGCCGATCCGGCGTTGGTGGCGTTAAAAAGTTCTGGTCACTGACGGCAAAGGGTTGCATGTACGGTAAGAACATCACCAGCCCGGCGAATCCTCGCGAAACACAGCCGCACTTCTTTGAATCCCGATCCGCAGAGTTGTTTCGCCTGCTGGATACCGTGCACTGAGGTGACCGTGAGAGCGTTATTAAATCCTGTGATCATTAAAGAGTTCGGGCTGGTGGCGTTCCGGCCCGGTCCTGATTTGCTGCCGCATTTCTGCCGCGGTCGTATCCTGCTGGAGAACGAACCGGATCGCCTGGCTGACCTGCCGACAGGTGAAATCCCGGCGGCGCGCCAGCCACTGGCTGAAGATCCGGTTATGGTGCCTGTATTCGAACACCCAGAAGTGATACTGCGTGCTGGTGGACTGGCTAGCCTGGAAGCCTGGCTGCTGCGTGATGAAGGATGCCAGTACCCCCACGCCACCTATCACCACCACGAACTGGTGACTATGCGGCATGAGCCCGGCGCTCTGCGGCTGTGCTGGTCCTGCGACAACAAAGTGCGGGACCATTTTACCGACGAACTGGCGGGCATTGCGCAGGCAAACCTGGTAGCCTGGGTATTGTCGGTGGTCCGGCGCGGGCTGGGGTTCGATGATTCCCACGCTGTGACCCTGCCGGAGCTGTGCTGGTGGCTGACGCTTAATAAAGTGGCGCATGTGATCCCCGAATCAGTCGCGCGCCAGGTGATGCGTATGCCGCCGCAGGTTATCCAGTCGGTAACCCGTGAATCGGACATCATGCCGACGGTACCGGCCACCAGCGTAATGGAGGAAGCAGTAAAGCAGGTTCTGGCACTGAAGGTGGATCCGGAGACGCCGGAGTCGTTCATGTTGCGACCGAAGCGCCGCCGCTGGCAGAACGAGAAGTACACCCGCTGGGTGAAGTCGCAGCCGTGCGCGTGTTGCGGCAAAACAGCAGACGACCCCCACCACCTGATCGGATACGGCCAGGGCGGAATGGGGACCAAAGCCCATGACCTATTCGTGTTGCCTTTGTGCAGAACGCACCACGATGAACTTCATGCGGACGTAGGGGCTTTTGAAGCCAAATACGGCACGCAGCCGGAGCTGCTGCTGAAAACATTAGACCGGGCGCTTGCCATTGGCGCGCTGGCGTAATTAGTGGAGAGATTTATGCGCGATATGTACGAATTGATGGATCGCTGGGGAGCATGGGCGGCATCAGAAAATAGCGGAGTGGACTGGCAGCCTATTGCAGCTGGCTTCAAAGGCTTGTTACCACATGGAAAGAAATCACGTCTTCAGTGCAATGATGACGAAGGCATTATGATTGATGGCTGCGTTGACCTGCCCCCAGGATTAGATACAACCTTCAGTTAG